GTCAATGTGCCAGTACAAAATAAAGTACGGGGGCTGGTCAAACTCCCGAGCGCTTGCCACTTACCGTGATAAATTCGGTGTATGGCCAAAAGGTTTGGTCGATTCTGTAAAAACTCCCGACATTGCCTTTGAGAAGGCCATAAAAGCCGCCCTCATTAGGTACTTGAAGGGACAAGGAAAGAAGTAGCCATGCCGTACAAAAAAGTCATTAGTGGAATTTATTTGATCTCAACCCCGAGAGGCAATAAGTACATCGGGAGCAGCAACAACATTTACAGAAGGTGGTCCGAGCATAGGCGCAACCTTCGACGTGGCTCGCACCACTCCGCAAGACTTCAGGCGGCGTGGAACAAGCACGCTGGAGAGCTTCGATTTGAAATTATTTGCGAGTGCTCAATTGATTTGCTTGAGAAGTTGGAGCAAAAGTACATAAGCGAAATGAAGGCATCGCTCAACACCACCAATTACGTTGGCAACGTGTGGTGCAACCCGGAAACCAGAGAGAAGCTTAACGCTGTACACCAGTCTGCATCATGGAAGAAAAGCAGAAGCGAAATTGCAACCCGCGTTGTCGCGCCAAGAAGGGTTCAGGTTGATTGCAGCAACGGGAAAAGGTACGAAAGCTTTTCCGCTGCCGCCAAGGAGTTTGGGATCAGACCATCCGGCATCAAGTTCTTGGTTGAAAGCCAAAGACAAGGCAAGTTGGGCGTCAGATTTAAGCTGGCATCGGACGAGTGGCGGGATGTTTTGCCTCACTATGAGCAGGCGTGGGAGACGCGAGTTAAAAACGGCAACAACAGACATTCCGATGCCACAAAAAAGAAGATGAGTATTGCAAGGGCTGGTTACGTTCCTCACAACAAGGGCGTTCCCTGCTCGGAAGAAACCAAAGCAAAAATATCTGCAACAAAACAATTGAAGGCAAGAAATGAACGACTTTGAAACATGGTGGCATCTTGAGGGCAGCACCCCACCCCTGCCCGGTGAGGATGGCGAGGAGCACTGCAAGCGCATGTGCAAGATCGCATGGAGCAATGGCGCTGACAAGCTTTTGGATGCTTTGCAGCAAATAAAAAAGCGTCTTGATACCTGTCACTTGCACGTTTTGAGTGGGCATGAGGTGTTTGATAGTTTCTACATGGAGTTGATTGATGCCGCCATCACCAGAGCAAAGGAGGCGTCATGAGCCGCAGCGGATACTCGGACGAGATTGATGACAACTGGGGTCATATCATGTGGCGAGGCAGGGTTGCCAGCTCCATTCGCGGCAAGCGGGGTCAGGCCATGTTGCGTGAGCTGCTTGGCGCATTGGATGCCATGCCAGACAAGAGGCTTTACCCCAACAGCTTCGCAACGGAAAGCGGGGAGTATTGCACTCTCGGCGTTCTGGGCGCGGCGCGTGGCACCAAGATGGATGATCTCGGGAATGAAGACAGTGGATGTGACGAGAAACTGGTGGCCGAGCGCTTTGGCGTGGCTGCCCCGCTTGTGCAAGAGATCATGTGGCTGAACGACGAGTGGAATGGTGGTGTTGACTACAAGTACGTGGAAGTGGAAATTTGCGGCCCGATGCGGCGCGGATATCCTGATTACGGTAGACACCAGAAAACCATATGCATACATGACGACAGAGCGCCCTATCGCCGATGGAAAATCATGCGCGACTGGGTTGAGCAGCAACTGAAAAGCCAAGACACCGATAAAGCAAAGGAGCAGGCATGAGCCACAACTGCAAGTGGAGGACACCAGATGCACTTCCTTGACTTCTGCCGCCTGCATGGCGTGATCATCGACCGTGAGCCGCCCATCGGCGTGTGGAAGCGCTACCCCACAGAGGACAAGCGTCACCACCGCAACGGCGCTGTGAAGTTCATGGGTGACCATGCTTACGTGCAAAACCACGCCACCGAGACGGAGATCAGCGTCTGGCATTCGGACAGTGACGCTGTGATCGACCCCAACAAGGCACGCAAGGCTGTCGAGGCTGCTGCGCGTGACATTCGCGAGAAGCAGCAAGAGGCCGCTCGCAAGGCCGCGTCCATCTTGAACCAGTGCCAGATCGGCTTTCACCCGTACCTTGAGCGCAAAGGCTTCAAGGAAGAGCAAGCCAACGTGTGGAAGACTGATGACGGCCTGCTGCTTGTCATCCCTATGCGCGTAGGCCATCACCTTGTCGGCTGCCAGATCATCAGGGAGGACGGTGAGAAGAAGTTCTTGTTCGGTCAGCGCACGTCTGGCGCTTACTTCTGCTTCGACAACAAGGGGCCGAACATTCTGTGCGAGGGCTACGCCACAGCGCTGTCGATACGTGCAGCAATGAAGGCACTCAAGCGGCGCTATACCCTGTATACGTGCTTCAGCGCAGGCAACATGAAGAAGGTCGCAGCTACCCTGCCCAGTGGTTTTGTGGTGGCTGACAACGATGCCTCAGTCACGGGCGAGCGCACAGCCAAGGAGATCGGCTGGCCGTATTGGATGCCAGACGCGGTGGGCATGGATGCCAATGACGTTCACCAGCGTGACGGGCTGTTTAAGTTCTCGCAGTCACTCGGCAAGGTGATTCGGTAGACGAAAAAAAGCCCGCACAAGACGGGCCACCTCTCTCGCAATTACTGGTAGTTGACGCAATGCGTCAGGGGCTGGACAACTAGGCGCTCGGGGTGCGCTCGGGCTGCCAGCTCCAACTTCTGCATGATCTCGAAACCAATGTCGAGCACGTTTGGACCGTGGCCCACCCACTCCGCTAGGGCAGACACACGGCCATCAGGTCCCTCAATCAAATGGATGCTGAACAGGGATTGTGGGTTCTTGGACAGAGATGACACGGGTTTCCTTTAGGTCTCGATCATCATAGTCCAATGCCATTTCAGTGACTTTTCTGAGGGCGTCAAGGCGGTCATCTGCCTCGAGATCAAGCTGAAAGCGCACGGTTCTTTCGATGGTCAAACGGTAGGTTTTCACGGCATCTTCCTCTCAATAAGTATTTCAGCGGCCAGTTTGCACTGGTCAATGGTTAGTCGGTCGGCAGCTCTCTCGCAAGCATGGATAAGGCGCATAGCCTCACTCATGGATGCGTGGCTGGTGGCTCGTGCGCCCAGCATGTAGGCGCGTGTCAGTGGGTGGTTTTGGTTTGGCATTTGTCTCGCAATCAAAAAATGGGCGGGGGGTTCGCGGCAGGCAGCTCTCTCGCAATTAACCCCGCCGGGGGTCACCACGGGGCCGGCGGCGCGTCCTGTCGGGCTCGCTCCTCCTGCTGGCGCTGGTAGTCGCGCACCTGCTCCGGGGTCCATGGTGTCGGGCCTCCGGGCGGTGGAAACGGCCATGGCTGGGGCGTCATGCTCTCCGGGCCTCTTGCCTGCCTTGCTCGATTAGCCTGCGGCCTTCGGTCTGGTCGTTCGGCTTTTCGGCCTCCAGTAGGGTGCGGATTATCTGGCTGGCTGCGGCTACCTGTCCGGGGGTCCGGGCGTGTTCATAGCGTGCGCCCGCGTTGATGTATTGGGCTTCGGGGTTTTTCATTGGGTGTCTCCGTATGCCGTCCAATTGGTATAGGCGCGGGCCTCGGTGCCTTCGTGCTTGCATCGGGTACAAAATGCGCTGGTGTATCCGTTGGGTTTGGCTGCCGTCCATTGGGCGGGCTTACCGCACTCGTGGCTGTAGGTGCCCGGTTCGGCGTTGGTGCATTTCAATTCATCGGGGTTTTCTGGGTTCATGTTGGTTTCTCTTGTGGTCGGGACAATCCCCGCGACAACCCTCTGCGAAGGGCTGGCGCTGGCGCTGTCAGATTGCAGCGATTGGGATAACCCGGCGTGCGATACGGTCGGCCTGCTTTGCTTTGGTGCCGTGTGCTCTAAAGCCTATGATCTGGCGGCGGTCTGCCCGTTGGCATAGTGCGCATAACGCGCAAGTCATGTAATCGGTTGTTTGAGCGGGGCAAACTAAAACGGCGCGGCCTTCGGGCGTCTGGCTGTGCTTTGGTGTGTCCATGGGGACAACAACAACCACGGGGAGACCATGGGCGGCGAGCTGGTCGGCCTGCGCTACATCGTCGGCGCTTAAGTTCACGGTAAAGCCCCAGCGGGTCGCGTGGCCTGCCCATGTGATAGCGTCCGGGCTGTGCTTGTGGGTGTAGGTAAACCCGGCGCGGCCTCTGTTGGCTTTGACTATCTGCCCCAGTGCGTAGGCGTCGATTGTTTCCCCGTCTCCGGGCAAGTCCCCGGCTACATTGTGGCGCCATAATTGACCCTTGGGTAATCTGTTGATTGCTTTAATCAAACCCTCCAAGTCGGTGCCGCGTGCTGGTACTTTGTCCCATGTCAGGCGGGTGTAAAAATCCTCCGCATAACATGAGCTGCGGTAATGTGAGCATGAGGGCGGGCAGCTCTCGCGGCTGGTGTAGGTCTGTGGTATCGGGCCGGTTTTCCGGTTGGTGCTGCTCTGAATAAAATGGTATTTCATGCGGTGGGCTCCTGTGTGTCGAATGAATATTGCAGTTCGTCGGCGGCTTTTTGGCGCTGCCATTGGGTGGCGGTCGGGTCCTTTAGCATGCGAAGGGCGAAGGCTATTGCTTCGTCTAGTGGCATTGGTGCGGGGTCGCTGTCGCTGTCGGGGTGCGGTAAAGCGGGGTTCATGGTGAAGGGCTGGCGGGTCATGCTGGGTCTCCAACTCGTACGAAAATTACGTGGTCGCGGAAATACTGGGCGGCGCAAAACCTGCCAAGGATGGCGTTGTAGGTGTCGCGCTTGC